CTGGGGTGCCACCTGGAGCGCATGCTTTATTGTTAATGAGTAGACAAGCGGATCAGCCAAGAAATTGGTCTGAGCGAGTAGTGTGTTGCCAACGGTCTGGAACTGCGTCACAGCCCAGACGTCGACTTGAAATGTCATAGGGGAGGATGACTGGCAATCAAAAGCAACGACATAATCCTCCATGTCGTCGCCGACATCAGCGAGATGCCTCCAAGCAGTGATCTCGGGCATTTCGAGGTACATGCCGGTGATATCACCGGGCTTATTGTTCCCCTGCACGAGACCGTAGTTCAGAGATGCGATCCCAGCTGCGTCGAGAGTGGCCGGTACAGTCGCTCCGGTGCAAAACGCCCTACGTGTGCCCTCAAGTGTAAGGGGGGCATCGAGAGCGCGGACCTCGACATAAACACCAACGGTCCTGTAGGAATTGAATCCAGCGCCCGCAAAGGACGCATACATCCCGTCGTCGACAGCATCAGTCGTAATCTGCAACCCCGCGGGGTCCATCGCGAGCACTCGCCTCACACGGTCGTTGAGTGAAGGATACACCCAAAACCTGGCGGAGTGTTGAGTTCCTGTGTAGTTAACAGACGACACAGTAAAACTCGTCCGAGATGGCATAATGCAACATCTTACAACGTCTTCGACGGGGACGCCAGCCAGCATGTTGTTTTTGATCGCGAATTTCGCGTTCAGGTAACACGCAGCGGCGTTCTTAGCGTCTTGGTCGGCCTTGGCGCGACTCGTATCCAGATAGTTCCTTGAAACCTTGGGTCTCACAGCCCTAGGTTTGGGTCTTAGGTCCCTCTGGACATCCTTCTTGGTGTCTCTTCTCACTTGCTTAGCTACTTGCTTGCGGCGGTTTCGTCGTGTCATTTTAAGCTGTGGTCATAAATCAAGAGAGAGGTTTGTGTGTGCCCATCGTAAAGCCGGGGGTCTCTGGGACTTCAGAGGCCCGGCGGGGGAGGTGCAGGCCCCCGCTGCCCCGAGTGTGGCGGCGTCGGGAACGCTTTGATTTCTGCGCACTGTCTCAGGCGTGTGCGCGTCGAGGCCATTCGACGGTTTTATATACCGGGTGCCGACCCGGCTTCTATTTGCCGATAGATCGGGGGGATGGACGGTGCCGCGCCCACCCCCTTGAGCGTCCAACCCAGGGGGTCAAACCCCCCGGGGCCTAGGTGTCCCTCATGAACATCTCTAGTACCTGTGTCGGATATTTAGACCGGCCCTCAAGGGCCTCTGCGAAAGTCCCGATCATGGTCCTGTAACTTTCGCTGTCTTCTGAGAAGGGGATGCCATACCTCTCCTCTAATTGTTCCACCGCCTCTGGACACATCTCAATTGGGTGCGATGTGTCCAACACTGGCAGACAGATTTGCGTCCTTTTAGCCCTAATCTTCGCAATGACTGTGCGGGACGGCTTGTCGCGCTTCAATGCGTACTTGACGATCTCTCTGATGAACGGAATGTTGTTGGCACTGGAAGCGAACCAGCCAACACAAACTCCACCTAGATGAGAGAATGGCTTGTGGACTTTCTTGTCTGCCCAGAAGACCTTTCCTAGGAACCTGCCGATCATAGGCACGAGAACCATGCCCTGTGGTTGTACCAACAGGAGATGGCTCAGGAAACCCATTTGAATCGGGCTGGTCCGGACGGTCGATTCTAGTTTAATCCCAAACTCCAAAGCTACTTCAGCCTCGAAGCCAGTGTACATTTCCACAAGATCCGGGGGCCCGCACCCAGCTCCATCGTCGCCAAGCATGGCGACGAGGAAGGTGTCAGGGACCCTCCAAACCTGTGGCCGCTGGCCAGCACCGTTGCCCTGGTCATGCTCACGCTGTAGTTTTAACAGCATACCTTTCTCAGTCCTATGCATCGCCTCGTGGTGGATGCACGTTTTAAGGATGAGGTTGATGAAGGTGGTGAGCAGATTGCCAGAAGCATTTTGGCAAGCGGATTTGTACCTTACGCCATTGGACTCCCCCCTGACCACAAACATGGCACAGACCAAGCTGATAACGTCCCTCGGCACTCCCATAAGAGCCAACGTACCACTAACTAGAGTGATAGAAGGCGCCTTGTGGCCTGCATCACAGCCGCTTATGTCCGAATCGAAATACGATAGGGACGCAACGGCCGGCATGTTGAGCCTAGCGGGTGTGCACTCGGAGAGCCTACTCGGCCGTCTGCCAAGAGCAGTCTTGTGGAAGAGATTTCCAATTTGGCGTGGGGTCATCGCGTAACACCACCAGACAGGAGTCTTCAGGGCTAGAGCATCCCTGAACTTCTTCGTTATGCCTGGCGGTAGGCAGGTGGCGATTCTCAAATTTACGGGTCTAGGAACTTCTACGATCACACGTGCATGCTTCTCATTCACGTCGAAAACGCCGCGCGCGGTGAGTTTCTCGTTCTTCATAAACACCTTAGAAAAGGCGTAATGTTCCAAGAACTCAGCGTACGCATCGCCTCGGCGGTCATAAGCAGCCAAACACCTGCGTCGGAATTCGCTGGTTATGGGCCTCGCCAGGGTCTTGAGGCTCCTCAAGTTCCTACGCATGAACCGATTAGCCCCGCCCTGGCGCTGCCGCACCTGTTCCCCGATGGACATATAACATGCCCTTACCATGCCGACAGTTGTATTCTCGTCGACAGCGCCGCCAACCCCGTCAAACCAGGGAGTGAAACCAACGTAGTGTGACATCTTGGTTTCATGCATATAAGCAAAGCAGCAGTCTTCCAGTTCTT